TGAGAATGTTGCGATCCAGTGCTTCCGGCACGGCATAGCCACCGTCTTCATCGGTGCCCACCTGCAATGCCTTACGCTCCAGATCGCGCAGACCGTCTTCACGGCCTTTACGCAGGAAGCCCACAAACGCCTCTTTATGCTCGGTGGCCAGTTTATTTTGCGCACCACCTGCCGGACGTTTCAGCTCAAGCAGCTCTTTTTCAAGGTCGCTTTTGAGATTTTCCAGCTCGCTGAGTTTTCCGTTCAGGGTTTCCACCTGCCCGGCAAGTTTGCCTTTTTCCTGCTCAATCGCCTCCACGCGCTTGTCGTTCTTTGCTTTGAAGTCGTCAAACTTCTGCTGCAGCTCCTGCGCGACCTGTTCGACATCTTTAATATCAACCGCCATCGTATTTCTCCTGATTAGAAGTTCAGATTTTTCAGTGCATTCAGTGCAGAGCCCACATCCTCAGCGTCGCGCAGGGACAGTGCGCCATAGCCCCCGGCCATGAATGCTTTGGCCTGGGTACGGGAGAGTCCGACATCACGCAGGACTCTTTCGATTTTTTTCTGTTCGGGAATTTCCCCGCGGGCCAGTGCGTTCTTGACGTCACTGATCCGCGCCTCGTCGTTAGACGGGAACGTCACCAGGCTGACTTCCCAGAGGTCGATTTCTTTCAGCAGAAAGGCTTCTTTGCTCCGGTCGTATTCCCAGTCTTTCAGGACGTACCCAATAGAAAGGCCGGTTAACGAACCGGCCTTCATGTGTGCATGTGCGCGTTTTGCGAGGGGATCATCATCAATAAGCAACCGTCCTTTGACGTAAAGCCCGACATCGTCTTCCTTCATTTCGGTGTAAACACCGATGGGTTCATCCATGCGGTGCTGCCAGAGCAGCGCAGGTAACGCTTTTCTGTCACTCCACGCCCGCAGGGAAGCAGCAAATGCCCCGGACATCACCACATCATCGTGGCTGTCCTTTACACCAAAGACGGAGCCATACCCTTCAAACTCACCGGAGTCACTGACAGATTTCAGACTCAGCGGTACATCAAGACGTTGTTTCGTCTGCATTGGCGTTATCCTTCTGCTTACCGGCTTTACTGCCATCGGAGGGTTTCGTGGTCATGTTCATCGGTGTGAGATAGACATCACCACCGGGACGCGGATTCATATCTTCCAGGTCGCGGCAGTCATTGGGAGAGTAAATTCCCCAGTTAATCCCGGTGGCGTAGGCTTCAAAACGGGACTTCATATCCCCGCGCAGTAACGCCCCGGCGTTAAATTTGGCGTAATAAACGCCCTGCTTACTTTTTCGTACCAGTCCGGTGTTGATCCGCTGTTCGATGCGGGTCAGATACGGCACCAGTGAATAGTTGATAAATCCGAGCCCCAGCTCTTCGATATTGTTGAAGGTGGCGCGATCGGTGTTCTGCACCATGTGCAACGGCACCCGGAACAAACGACAGATTTCTTCAAGCTGAAACTTGCGGGTTTCCAGAAACTGGCTGTCCTCGGCGTTCAGCGCCATCGACTTCCAGTCCAGCCCCATCTCAAGGATCATCGGGCGGTGAGCATTACCAAGCCCGGTGTGACGCTCCTCAAAATCTTTCTTCAGGCGCTCATAAGCCTGATCTGACAGCGTCTGTTCAGTACGCAACACACCGGACGTCACCGCACCATTGCTGAACAGCCTGGCCCCGTGCTCTTCGGTCGCCGCTGCCAGCGATATTGCCTCGCGGGCATAGGCGACGGGATTCAGCCCCACCAGACCGTCCAGCGTCAGCGTGCGCACATGCCAGATATCCTCCTGGGTCAGCACATCCGTGGCACCGTCCGGGAATGTGACCTGATAGACCGGCTCCCAGCTACTGTTAAGCTTCGGCACCACACAGCCAGGATCGACGGGCAGCAGTTCAGCCACTTCGCCAAATGCTTTCACTTTGTAAGCATAAAAGTTTCCCCGCAGGCACAGACAGGTGACCACCAGCTCCCAGAACTCCTGCGGCGTCATATAGCCATTGGGATGCGTGGAGATCAGCTTATGCAGACGTTCGCCGGTGGCTCTCTGTTTCAGGCTGCCGTTCAGGTGATACAGATTGCAGGGCAACATCCCGACCGACTCTGCCAGCACCCTGACGCAGGAAAAAACCGCCGTCAGTCGCATGGCCCGCTGGCTGCTGATCTGCTTTCCGGTATAGGTGTCATATGACAGCCCGATAGCATCCGCCAGTTCTGCTGGCGTGGTCACCGGCGCGTCACTTTTTCGTTGAAATAATCCCGAAAAGAACACTATTTACCTCCGCCGACAGACGACTGTGTACGGTCGAGATATCGCGCCACCAGCCACGACCAGAGCAGGCACAGCACCCCGGCAACAACAAAACCCGCCGGGGGATAAATCAGCCAGGCACCATACGCCAGCAAAAGCGCACCCAGCACGCCCACCAGTGGCGCGAGAATTATCAGAAACATAATGACCTCGGTTAAAGTGAGCGGATGCCCACGCTGACCAGATGTTCAGACAGATCCGGCTCCGGTTCACCACCATTGACCAGCATCCGGCTCATCGCTGTAAACATCGCAACAGGGCCGTCGATTTTGGCTTCCGGCGTGGATTTATTCGGGAAGATATTGTCGTTTTTGTCCGGTTTTACCGTAACGTTAGACATCATCCAGTTCATGACCGGATGATTGCTGTGATGGAAACGCCCGGCATAGACCAGTGATTCCGTTTCCTTCATGGCCTCTGACAGATTGCGGACCGTCTGCGGAACCTCCACCAGTGGTATCCCTTCTTCAGCCAGTGCCAGGCTGAACTGCATCGCGCTCCACGGGTCAAATCCCAGTTCCCTGAGGTTTTCACCACCAATCCATTCCAGTAAGTCACTTTTTATCTGAGCATGATCGATAACATCACCATCCGTCAGAATCAGCTTATCCATCTCCGCCCACTTCCGGTAAAGTTCTGCCTGCTGCCGCGAGCATCGTTCCAGCCGTCCTTCCGGGAGCCAGAATTTAAAATCGGCATGAACATGCCCGTTATCCGTTCGCCAGAGTTTTGCCGCCGCACAGATATCAATCTTATGAGCAAGGTCAACGCCGACCCACATGGGATACGTTTTCAGCTCATGTCGTGGGGCAATATATTCGCATTTCTCCCACTTAATCATGTCCATCCAGGCAGACTCGGCAGTGACCCACACATTCATGTGTTTTGTGAAAAAATTCACCCGCGCAGAGACCTGCTCCTTCGCCTTTTTTGCCAGACGACGCAGATCATCCCAGCGTTTACAGATGCCCAGGCCGGGATTCGCTTTCTGCCAGACCGTTTCATCAAACGGATCATCTCCCTCATCGAGGGTGTAAATAATCGCAAAGTAGGAGTCGTCTTTTACCGCGCCCTCCACGTCGCTGTTATAGCCTCGCAATACCTTGATGGCGTAATCGCGTTGCTCGTAACAAATCCCTTCCTTGTTAAAGCCAGCCGTGGTGATACCAAATAAAAGGGACTGCAGACGGGCACCAGTTGCCGTTTCCAGAACGTCCCACACGTCGCGGGTTTTATGTGCATGCAGCTCATCAATAATGGCGCAGTGGATGTTCAGACCATCCAGGTTGTTTGCATCCGAAGAAAGCGGTTCAAATTTTGATGCGCTCTGCTCCTGGTAAATCGCCAGCTTGTTGAAATCAAACAACCGCCCGAGTGTCGATCGGGCTTTTCTGACCATATTTTTGGCGTCTTCAAACACAATTCTGGCCTGATCACGCGTGGTTGCGGCTGAATACACCTCAGCCCCGCCTTCACCATCTGCCCCCGTCATATACAGACCAATACCCGATGACAGGGTTGATTTTGCGTTTTTACGGGCAACTTCGTTGTAGGCTGTCCGGAACCGGCGCACCATCACCGGGCGTCCGCTGCCATCGCTGCGCATGACAACTTCCCCGGTCTCTTCATTCACCAGCGGAATGACAAAACCAAAAATATTAATGAGGATAAATACATGCCAGTCCATCAACTCAATGGGCTGGCCTGCCAGCGCCCCTTTCACATGGGGCACAAATTTGTAGAAATTCAGGATGTGCTGCGCACGGGGTTCACTGAAATAAATCCCCCGCTCTTCGCCGTACTTCAGATCATCAAGAAAACGCTGGCAGGCCAGACGGACAAATTCGCCAGCGACAATTTCTCCTGCAATAACACGTTCGGCGTAGCGGATCCCGTCAGCCACTTTTGCCATCAGTCTCTCGCTTTTAAAAGCTCCGCCAGCGGATCAACATCATCCGGTCCGGCGGTATTTACTTTCGCCCGGCTTGCCGGTGACATACCAAACTCTGCAAGCATCGCCCGGATCCGCTTCCAGGCATCCGCCTTCATCGCAGCAGCCGGGTGTGCCTTAATCAGCACATCACCGTTCTGCGTTTCCGTGCGGTAGGTATAACCCTCAGCATCGAGTGTTTCACAGTGATGCCGGTATTCGGTGTAGGCTTCCACCAGTAACTCGAG